TCGACACTTGGAACGACATCGACGCTGACGATCTGTCAGAGACCAATGCTGAGCTGTATTCAAGGTCTACCAACGATGACCCCAGCGGTTCGCCTACCTATGGAACTTGGGAGCCGTTTGCTAACTCAACTAAGCGCGGGCGTGGTTTTCAGTTCAAGGTTGAGATGGAGACCTCTAACGACTCACAGGACGTTGTGGTGCAAACCCTTGGCGTGTCAGTGAAGCTGCAGCGCCGGACAGAGCAGCAACGCAACATCAGCAGCGGCACAAGTTCAAGCGGTAAGGCCGTGACGTTCCCTTCTGCCTTCTACAGCACGCCGAGCATCACGATCACGGCCACGAACATGGCAACTGGTGATTACTTCGAGTTGAGCAGCGTTAGCAGAACAGGATTCACCATCAAGTTTCTTGCTGCTGATGGGACTACAGTGCTTAATAGGTCATTCGACTATCAAGCCGTTGGGCACGGCAAGGAGATCACCTGATGGCACAAGCAACTGACTATTCACTCGCTAACCAATCAGGCTCGGCATTTAGGACAGAACTCAACTCAATCTTGGGTGCGATCCAGACGCTGAACAGCGGATCAACAGCCCCGAGCAACCTAGTTGCTCACATGGTGTTTCTGGACACCAGCACCACACCGGCAACCCTGAAGATTCGCAACGCTGCGAACGACGGGTTTATCACTCTTGGAACGGCATCGACCAACTTTGGCCTGGTCAGTGCATCTGGCGCGACGTTTACGGGTGACATCACGCTGAACGCTCGTTCAGATGTGCGTTTTGCTGATGCAGACAGCAGCAATTATGTGGCGTTAGAGGCCCCCGCCACAATCTCTTCTAACTACACGCTGACCCTCCCAGCGGCTGACGGCAGCGCGAATCAGGCCCTGAAGACTGACGGCTCTGGTGCCCTTGGCTTCGCCAGCTATCTGCTGCTAAGTGAGACGACAAACGGCCAAACTGTCACCGGTGGTGTCCGCGCCAACATCGTCACGCTGAGCGATGGGGCCAACATCAGCTACGACATGGATGACGGTAATAACGCCACTGTCACGCTCGCCGGAAACAGAACATTAGACAACCCGTCAAACGTAACTGTGGGGCAATCTGGATCCATATTTATCGTCCAAGATGGAACGGGCTCTAGGACACTTAGCTATGGATCGGCATATGACTTTGCTGGCGGGACCGCGCCCACACTATCGACGGGGGCCAATGCCGTAGATCGGATTGATTACGTTGTTCGCACTACTAGCTCCATCCACTGCGTCTTTACTGCTAACTACTCATGAGCGTTTTTCATAACAACGCACTTATCGGTGCTGGTGGTGGAGCGGCTGCAGGTGCTGACGTTGGGCTAGCAGTTAGGTCTTTGCGTTTTGCTTCGGCGTATCTTCACCGCACGCCGTCTTCGGCAGGCAACCTGAGAACGCATACATTTGCAGCGTGGGTAAAAAGATCAAGTCTTGGTGGTAGGCAGACTCTGTTTCGTACTAATACAAGCGAGATGCACTATTCATTTGCCGAGTCTGCGCAAGGCAATGAAAATGCATTTTTTTGCTACGGAGGAGGTGGCGCTGTTTATTTAGTTTCTGAACCTGTCTTCCGTGATCCTGGGGCATTTTTTCATCTTTGCGTTGCATGGGACACCACTCAGTCAACATCAACGGATCGCTTAAAGTTATACATTAATGGAGTTCAGCAGACAAACTGGAAAACCGGTACGTTTCCAGGTCAAAATTTTGAAGGCGGATTAAATAAGGCGAACAAGCACGGTTTAGGTGCAAACTCATCAGGTGGAGAGCCTTTTAGCGGGAACTTAGCTGATGTCTACTTCATTGATGGTTCGGCTTTGTCGCCGGTTGACAATTTTATTGAATTAGATAGCAACGGTGTTTATCAGGCAAAAACGTACAGCGGAACATTTGGGACGAATGGATTCCACTTGCCTTTTTCAGATGCAACGAGCACTACAACGATTGCGGCAGATAACAGCGGAAATACTAACGATTTTACGGCTGTCAGCATCAACGTAGGGGCAACAAATTACTCGGGAAGCGTTACCGACACTGCATCTCCTAGCGGTTCGTCGATGATCATCAAAGCTGTAGGCGACACCGTAACTGGAACCTTCAACGCAGGCGGCGGAACTGGTGGCAACATTAACTACTACAAATCTACCAACGGTTATAACTGGACTCGCTTAGAAACTTCTACAGGAGAAAGCAGCTCCTTTACGGCTAAATACTTGTCTATGGGTGGCGGCTCAAACAACTCAAGACAGTTCACTGCAACATCCGGTTCTTTTGAATACTCAATTGCTGGTTCAACTTCTTTAGACAGCAGTGCGTCAACAGTGGCTGTTGGTCAAGGGCAACTGTTCGACAACCGTAATTTAGACACTCTCTTTGACTCACCAAAGAATGGGGATCAAAGTGACACGGGGGCCGGTGGAGAAGTGTCAGGGAACTACTGTGTTCTCAACCCTCTTGCCATAAGCGGAACGCTATCAAACGGAGGTCTTGAAGGTCAGTGCCCTGTTGGCTCTTCGCAACACGCAACGTTTGCAATACCAGCGTCTGGCAAATACTACTTTGAAGCTCAGATGACTAACTCAGGCATTCTGAACTTCGGCCTAGCAGCCATTAGGCCGGCTGGCCACATTTACCAGAATCCTAATTCTGTTCTGTATTCGACTTCTGGCGTTAAAAACGTCAATGCAGTTACTGACCAGTCATACGGTGCATCGTGGACTTCAGGTGACATTATTGGATGCGCTTGTGATGCAGACGCAGGGACAATAACTTTTTACAAAAACGGTGCCTCACAAGGTGCTTTATCGCATCAAATAGCAGATCTTTTCCCTTCTTTTGGGAACGGAGGTGTTGCTACTAACTACGCGGTAAATTTTGGGCAACGTGCTTTCGCCTTCCCGGCACCTTCAAATCACAAACCTTTATGCAGCACACTGCTCCCAACTCCGACGATTGCCAATAGTTCGGCTTATTTCAATGCAGTTTTATACACTGGTAATAACACAGCTAGAAGTATTACCGGCGTCGGGCATAGTCCTGACTGGGTTTGGATAAAAGACAGGAGTTCTTCTTACCATATACACACAGATATTCTTCGCGGTGTCGGCAAGCAACTTTATTCAAACACTACTGATACTGAAGCATCAAACACAGACCGACTTACTTCATTTGACTCGGACGGTTTTTCTATAGCCGCTAATACAGCCTCCGGTGGCGTTAATACTAACAATGCACCGTATGTAGCATGGTGCTGGGACGCCGGATCATCAACGGTTAGCAACACTGACGGTGACATCACTACAAGCTTAAGAGCTAACACTACCGCAGGTTTTAGTATCGCAACCTATTCAGGAAGCGGAACAAACGGCCACCGGATTGGGCACGGTTTGGGGGTAGAACCAGATTTTTGCATAATAAAAGCTAGAAATAAATCTGATGATTGGCGTATTTATCACTCAGGATTAGGCACTGGCAAAACACCTGCGTTGAACTCTAGTAATGCAGCCAGTACTGGCGCAAACTGGCAAAGTATTTCCTCAACAACTCTTGGCCTACAAAATGACAGCGCAATCAATGGAAGTGGTTACAATTACGTTGCATTTTTTTTCGCGGCCGTCGCAGGCTACAGTGCAGTTGGCGGACCCTACACCGGCACAGGCGACACCTCAGGCCCGTTCCAGTATTGCGGTTTCCGTCCTCGCTGGATAATGATCAAGTCGTCTGTGAATGGCGCAACAAACAACGGCAACGATTGGACTATCTTTGACACAGCCAGAGCCCCATACAACGAAACAGATGCGTTCTTAGAGGCAAACACTACCAGCGCAGAACAGACAGGCGGCAATGATCAAATTGACATTCTTTCAAATGGGTTCAAACCGCGCCAAGGCAATACTCAGACAAATCATCAATCAAATCAGTACTTCTGGATTGCTTTTGCGGAGCATCCCTTCTCTGCTAATGGCGGGCTTGCTCGTTAAACTCACACCATCGTTCTAATCCCATGGGCTACCAGATTGGTGACCGCAAACTGCCTCTAGATGTTGCTTGGACCGACGCGGAGGGCATCCAACGTCCAGCTAACTGGTTGCGGTTGAGCACTGAGCGTGACCGCGAGTTGCTTGGAATTACATGGGTTGCCGATACAGCTGATGTTTACGATAAGCGGTTCTATTGGGGTTCTGATAATC